ATGTTACAGCACGTAAACACCATTTTTACACAGGAATTAGGCGAAGCGGGCAAAAATCAGATGTTTCGAGATATGCTTTAGAATAAACTTATGCTATAATTATCACAGTGATAAGTAATAGTAATCCCAAGGAGCAGATCTTGAAGAAAATTGATGAGTTCAATGCTAGTGATAGAATTGGCGTAAAATTATTAGACAATTCCATCCACTATCTCGGTGGTGAAATCACTGCTGAAAATGTGGAGGAATGCATCAAATGGATTGTTTATGAAAATCTCGAAGTCAAGGAAAAAATACTCACCCTTTATGTAAATTCCACAGGGGGAGATCTATATCAAGCATTTGCTCTTATAGACATCATGCAGAGCAGTAAACACAGTGTGAGAACTATTGGTGTTGGCAGTATAATGAGTGCTGCCTTTTTGATTTTTGCTGCGGGCGCCAAAGGAGAACGATACCTAGCTGCCAACACAGGAATTATGTGTCATCAGTTTTCTGGGAGTGCCGCTGATATTAAGTTTCACGACCTCAAGGCTGAAATGAAGGAAAACGAATTCTTGAATCAAAAGATGATCAATATACTGCAACAGGCCACGGATCTAACACCATCAAAGATAAAATCAAAATTGTTACCGGCTTCAGACGTTTATATGACTGTTCAAGAAGCACTAGATTTTGGTATCGCAGATCAATTACTATAGGACACACATGGAAGTCATCAGCATCAACAGCAAACGCAAAGAAGATATTCAACAGCAAGAACAAAAGAAAGCCATGTTAGCAGTGATTGAATTCATCAAAGCGGAAATAGAAAGCGATAGCATAAAAGAATTTGTGGCCTGCTCAATCGACGACGGCGGAGAAGTCCAGATACACGTGGCAGCAATGGATCTCCCTGGAAGTGTGGGTCTGTTTGAAATCGGCAAACACATTTTGATCACGGGTGAAACAACATTTGAGTGAATGTGGTAAAAAAGCCACATAATCAGATCATATTTTTGTTGACATATAAATAAAAAGACATTACAATACATACAGTTGGTTAGGAAGGCGTCAAAATTTATTTTGCCAAAACGGCAAATAGAGGTTGACAAGAGAACTAAATAACTGTATAATTAAAACATAGACAGCAAGGTGCTGTTTATAAAAGGAAAAAGAAAGCAAATGAAATCATTTAACAGACATCAGTTTAATACGATGCCCAAACAGGTAGGTGTAATAGCCTGCTCTTGGTTATCGATTAATGGTGGAAGTTTATCATATGATCGTACACCAGAGATTTCAAGGGTCCGGGAGGACGTAGTGTAAAGTAAAACATACACCGCAAACTTCAAGGACCCTGGGAATTAAAACTCCTGGGGTTTTTTGTTTTAAGGAACAATGACAGAGAAAAAGATTAAAGAAGCAGAATGGACAGTGACGCACACTCTTACTAAGGATCAGTTTTTGAAACTGATCCATAATAAGGTGAAACGTGTGGCACAGTATCATCGAGCTATAAACAAGCAGGAAAGTAGGCCAAATGCCCGCTAGTACTGCAACGTGGTAGGGGAAACGAGGTCCTCGCAACACACGATAAACAGTTGTAAACGGGCGGCCTAGGCGATGAAGTCTCTTTTGTGAGATAAAAAACCCTAGCGTATTAAAGCATTCTTTACGAACAGTCAGACTAAGTAGTTTAGAATGTTTTAATACACACATTCTTCATTCAGCTCTTGACGCTGTCTAAAAGCATAGCGGAGAGTGTGTTTACAATTTATGGAAGTGTGCGCTGAATTGGTTGAAGGCAACGGACTGTAAATCCGCCACATAAGAAACATTGTAGGTTCGAATCCTACCACTTCCACCAAGTTTTGCCTCGTTCATATAACGGTCTATTATATCCGCCTGTCTAGCGGAATACAGGGGTTCGACTCCCCTACGAGGCGCCAGTTTATTCCCCGATAGCACAGAGGTAGTTGCGCTTCGCTGTTAACGAAGATGTCGTACGTTCGATCCGTACTCGGGGAGCCAGACAATGTATCTCTAATGTAATGGCAGCATCACAGTCTCCAAAACTGTTCGTCGGGGTTCGAGTCCCTGGAGGTACGCCAAACAATTTGCACGATTCGTCTATCGGTTAGGACGCTGCCCTTTCAAGGCGGAAAGACGAGTTCGATTCTCGTATCGTGTACCAATATACCGCGGGATTAGTTTAATGGTCAAACGAAACCTTGCCAAGGTTTAGTCAGGAGTTCGATTCTCCTATCCCGCTCCATATGCCAGCGAGACTTGACAGTCAGAGAGTCCTTATAAGACTTTTAGCGCCAGATTAGCGTTCTTGAGAGGGTTTGATTCCCTCCGCTGGTACCACACCATATAGGGATGGCAGAGAGGCCCAATGCAACAGTCTGCAAAACTGTAAACCCGTGGGTTCGAATCCCACTCCCTATTCCAATATACCCCTGTACGCTAATTGGTAGTGCGGGTAGACTTAAAATCTGCTGGATGGCGGTTCGAATCTGCCCAGGGGTACCAATCAACCAGTCTTGGACACGCAGACTTTAAAGCGATGTGGGAGTAGGTGGAAGCCCTGCACCTAATATGGAAGTATGGCTGAGCATGGCTTAAGGCAGCAGTCTTGAAAACTGAAGGCTCGAAAGGGTCCGTGGGTTCGAATCCTACTACTTCCGCCAATTTTCCCGGATAATTAAATGGTATAATAATCGGCTGATAACCGGTCTTCGCAAGTTCGATTCTTGCTCTGGGAACCAATTTTTAAAATGGAGAATGACATGAAACGAGGTAAACTCTAGTGTCATCCTAGACCCCCGTATGGTCCTGGATGGCACGTAAAAGAAAATATTTACGATCCATCCACGCTAAACTTTAGTGGCGAAGTACCCGGCTCTTAACCGGACTAACTGAGTTCGATTCTCAGAGCGTGGACCATATGGGAGTATAGTGAAATGGTTATCACAGCAGACTTTTAATCTGCCAGTTCCGGGTTCGAGTCCCGGTGCTCCTACCATAGACAAACACATTAGAAGCCTTCGTGACTGTGGGCGAGTAGGTCTCTAAGTCGTTTCCGACTAGTGTGTTTTTCTATGGTTAGTATCAGAAGATGTGATCGAAACAGGTGTACTAGTCATACACAATGTCGTGACCGGAGGATGAGAAGTCGCAAGAGTAGGCCTGACCGCTAGAGGGTAGCGACACCATATAAAAACACATTAGGCCTGATCATAGATCATCGCGGGTATAGTGCCTTCCGAGCCGCGGACTTGAGTGTGTTTTTATATGGTAACGTAGCATAATGGTCGTGCACCTCCTTCATACGGAGCAAGGTGCTGGTTCGAATCCAGCCGTTACCACCAAGTTTTGTAAGTGTCAGCAAGAGAAAGACTCGCTAGGAAGATTCTTCGAAGGTCAACCTAGTGCAAAAGTAGGGCGGGTTCGAGTCCCGTAAAAGCAGCGGAGCACCTATGTCAAGTATTCCAAGTGATGTACCACCTCCCGTCCGGACCAGTGCAATCGGGTGAATGGTAGAGATTAAAGTGGCTCTACTACTTACAAATTCAATTATCTCTCTAAAGTGTTATCTGGTTGCATCCGCGGTTTGGGGCCGTGTGGTCTAGGTTCGAATCCTAGTAGGGAGACCAGTTTCTGTTGGGGGTTAGTTAAATGGTATAACCGCGGATTTTGATTCCGCTATTAAAGGTTCGATTCCTTTACCCTCTGCCAAATTTATCGGACCGTAATTCAATTGGATAGAAAGCAAGTCTTCGAAACTTGAGGTTGGGAGTTCGAATCTCTCCGGTCCGGCCATATAAAGGAAAATGCTATGAAAACAATTACATTTAAAAATAGATTCAACAATGAGCGAGTGGTCTGTAATGATCCCAAGGCTGTACAAGTAATTGACGGCATTGAGTACCTGTTGGTCAGCAAGACCATTCAAGATAGAAAATTTCTAATGCGTAAAGATGCATTGGAGAAGATTAAAACATAGATCAATGTTGTTCCTAGTGTAGTGGCTGCACAACTGTCTGTGAAACAGTTAGAGAGGGTTCGATTCCCCGGTTCAACCCAACAAAGTAGAAATATCATGGAACAAGTAAAAATATTAAACACATTAAAGGGATCTGTTCGTAAGTTCGAAGAATTACTAGGACGATCATTGTACAAGGCAGAAGCAGACGACTCAGTATTGACACTGTATCTGTCCAAGACAAACTATGTAAGATTCCAACATCACCAAGATTGTTGCGAAAGTGTTTACATAGAAGACATATGTGGTGACCTCGATGACCTTGTGGGAGCACCACTAGTTGAAGCTGAAGAAGTTTCTGACTATGAAGGTGAAGCTACAGGAGACGAGTCTTACACATGGACATTTTACAAGTTTGCTACACGCAAGGGATTTGTAACTGTTCGGTGGTATGGTTCCAGCAATGGATACTATTCCGAAAGTGTCAGTGTTGATGTAGTTGATACTACTATAAAGGATTAATGCAACTTTAGCTGATGTGGTCATAGCGGCGGTTTGAAGAACCGTTGAACCAGGTTCGATTCCTGGAGGTTGCACCAAGACAAATGCGAGAATGGTGGAATTTAATAAATATTATATGAACATATTATTCCTTCCAATTGATATTGAAATTCCAAAGATTGATACATCAAAAATACAGTCTACAATTAACGTCATCAACAACCTAACCTACATAAAAACTGCAGAGTATCAACAGTATTGGGATACTTCTAGAATTACTGAAACAGTTGATGATACTTTAAAATCTGTACTAGATCAGTTGCCTATAAGCAAAGTAACAAATGTATATTATAAAGAGCAAAGACAAGCTGTGTCACCTCATTACGATGTATATCCAAATATGAAATTTGAAGAAGGAGAATACACTAATATTTTAGATAACGAACCTGCAGGGTATCGTCTAGTCCTAGAAGGGTCCACTGATGTACTTTATGTTAAAAGTGGAGGCACGTTTAAGTTAGCAGAATTGCCATCTGTGCCTTGTTGTTATCTTTTAAATACCACAGCAGGGCTACACATGCTCAAGGATGATCCGGGCAGAAAGATTATCTATATTAGAGGATTTATTGATACAGCAAGGCATCAGACGCTGATAGAAAAAAGTCTCAAACGTTATAAAAATTTAGCAATTATTGCATAACATTGCCGCCTTTGTATAATAGAGAATACAGCTCTCTTCCAAAGTGCGAATAGGAGTTCGATTCCTAGAGGTTGCACCAACTAAGTTGGACTCTTAGAACTCTACATAATTAATAAATACCAACATGCAAAACTTTTATAAACACTTTCCAGAAATAGATAATGTATATTGGACTAACTATTTTTTGAAAGAATTCATACCAAAATATAAAATTTTTGAACAATTGTCTAGTCCTTTATATATGATGTATTTTAAAAAAGATTTTTATAAAGATTTAGAAATATTAAAACTTAGTTCGTTGCTAGTTAGTAAACTAAAATTTCCACCGATTGAATATTTTTCAATATTTAAACACACGTATTCCCAGGCCATTCATGCTGATGGTAAATCAACATTGAGATATGCAAGCTTCAACTTACCTCTCGTGGGGTTTGAAGGGACAAGGATGTGTTTTTATAATACAAAATCAAATGTTATTCCTAAAGTAGCAGATGCTTATTATTTTAAAGAAGATGATGTATGTCTTGCTACAGAACTAGAAGGCAAGAATGAATGGACATTAGTAAACAGTTCAATCCCACATAATATTGTGAATGTAGATTTTAATAATCCTAGAATAACAGTATGCATTAGATTTAATGGTAATCCAAAACTTGAGGATCTAATAACAAATGAAATTCAATCCTAAGGACGGCACCAAAAAATATTTTAAAATAACTGTTGACAAGATAACGTAATGACTATATAATAGTTACATACTAAGCAATTAGTAATGTTCATTAAAAATTTAAAGTAAGATTTTGCGCAAGTGGTGGAATGGTATACACGATGGTCTTAGAAGCCATTGCCGAAAGGATTGAGAGTTCGAGTCTCTCCTTGCGCACCATATTGAAACATATTAAAGATAGGGTTGTAACGGTTCATTGAACTTTAGTACATACCGTGGTAGTTAGTGTGTTTCAATATGGTAAAGAATTTTGCCTGGTTAGCTCAGGGGTAGAGCGTCTCGTTTACACCGAGAGGGTCCGCGGTTCGAAACCGTGACCAGGTACCACTAGTAGAAAGAAGACTGTATGATACCCAAAGAAATTATAGACCAGGCATACCGAAATATTCCTAACAAAGTGGGGTTTGCTGTCAATTGGAATTTTACGCCGACTTGGCGTGGTGTGAGATATTACTGGTATAAATTACTACGTAAAGCAACAAGATAATGGAGCATTGGCCGACCGGTTAAGGCAACAGATTGCTAATCTGTCACTGCGCAAGTGGTGAGTAGGTTCGATTCCTACATGCTCCGCCAGAACGTTCCGAGTGTCTTCGGATAGTGTGACCCGCACGATGAGAAGTAGTGTGACAACTACGGGTGGTAGTCTTTAAACCCAAAGGCCGCTAGCAATGCGAGAACGGTCCCTGTCGGGAAGCGGGTGGAAGGTACGAGTGAGAGGTATGATAGCGTCATATCTTTCTGTACTATAATTACCGCCGGGGGACGTCAGAGCAACCAGATTTTAATAAAGGAAACATAATGAAACCAGGTCCAAATTACAAGATGTCATCTTTGACTAAAGCAAGTCTAGCAATGAGTAGAGTTCTAGATCCTCACAAGCGAGGTGAGTGGAAACGTGCCATGATTGATGCAGAGCTATGTGCCGCTGTTCAACCCAAGCGTGAAACACGCAAACCGGGCAATGGTAATTTTACCACCCATGCATCTGGGACCGTATCTTCAGGAAGTTGATATGAGCAAGGGATCTAAAGCAAGACCCTTTAGTGTCAGCCAGCGTGAGTTTGACAATAGATGGGATACAATTTTTCGCAAGAGTCCTCAAGAAGTGCAAGATGCAGTTCGAGAAGATGAAGAATTTAACAGGATTGATACTATGCAAGTACGAGTAAAAGAAGATGAAAGTAAAATCGGATCTTGCGGTTGCGGTCGTTCGCCAACCGGCAAGTGCATCGGTTGGCACGGACTAACCGAAGAAGCATTTAAAGAAAAACTTCAAGAGTATAAACTCAACGAAGGTAAGTGAAATATTGGGGGATTGGTATACTTGGCTAACACACCTGGTTTGCAACCAGGAGCAAACGGTTCGAATCCGTTATCCTCCACCAAGCATTGCCCTTATAGTTAAATGGTATAACGGCGGTTTTGTAATCCGCAGTTTGCAGTTCGATTCTGTGTAGGGGCACCAATATAGTCAAAAGATGTTGACAAACATCTTGTATAGTGCTATAATAGTTTTGTTGTGTAGCAATACACAACCGGCAAAGTGAAAGGTAGATGAGAGAAGACACTACTGTTTGGCTTCATGCCAAATGGAACTTAACTCCAAATACTCTGAAAAAGTATCCGTGTCATTGTGTTCCGGCCCCAAAAGATATTTGTTTATTGATTACCGGAAATATAGTGACCCCTGTGGATTGTATATTGAGCATTGTTATTTGCACATTGTCCAGTCTTTTACTTGACCTTTCACTGAACCGTTTTTTAACCTGAGGAAAATATGACATCAAGATTAACATCAGAATTAGCAGTAGAACAGATAGGCAATAGGTTTGACTTGGTACTAGTTGCCAGTCAGCGAGCCCGAGAGTTAAAAAACGGTTCAATGCCCAAAGTCGCTGAACCAGGCAAAACATTTATTTCTACAGCACTTCGAGAGATTGAAGAAGGCAAGTATACCTATAAAGATTATATTAATAAATTACCAAAAAAACGTAAAGGACAACGAGATGAATATTTCACTTAGAAAAGCCAGCGCCCTACAAAACAGCATCAATGATGCTATCAAGGGCATTAAAATCACAACATCGATTGATCTCAATGAATTTCAAGATGTAGCAGTAGAACTAAAGAATGCCAACGATACGCTGTTTAACAACGACAGTCGGAGACAACGCCTGCTGTTGGCCTTGTATAACATTCGTGGTCTTGTGGGCAGTGCCAACGCACAAAGCGGCATTGATTTGAAATTGGCCACTGCTGCCTTTGTGGACAAACGTGTTGCTCAACTTGAAGGTCTTGTAGTAGATCCTGTAACTAATCTTGCCGTGATCAACGGTAAGTTGGACAAGATTCGCAACGACAAGAGCGAAAGTAGCCGTAGCCGTATCTATGGATTTAGTGACACAGTGTCTACTAATGTCATCGGTCACGAACAGCTAGATGTGATTAGTACAGAGATTAAAAATCTCAAGAAACAAAAGCAGAAACTCAACGATGAAGTACTTGAGTTAAATATCAAAACAGAGATTCCACTCAGTGAAGAAGTAGTGGCAACATTGCAATCAGAAGGTTTAGTTTAAAAACCCGTGATCCCGTACACGTAATAAACGGGGGTGGGGCAGTCACCATAGAGAGCGCCGGGTATTCAATGCTATGACCATTAGTTCTCTGAGTTAAGGGATACTAGAACGCATTGGGTGAGGTTTAGCACCTTTCCAGAAGAATAAATGTTATGGACAGAGTAACCGCTCAGTTCGGGGCTTATGTGGTGTAAGTAGCCGGACACTTTATTAGAACAAATTAGAATCTTGTAGAAATACTTGATTAGGTTTGGCTTCCCCGGAGCTCTTTAGCATAGCTATAACTTTTAATATGCCTTAGTTTGTTTTAATAAAGTTATCGCAGGATGGAGAAGGTGGTATCTCGGAAGTCTCATAAGCTTCAGATCGTCGGTTCGACTCCGACTCCTGCAACCAATATTATGAAATTATTTGAAGCAACAATCAGAGTCAACGGCAAAGAATTCAAGGATCGTGTTGGTGCAGAAACAGCACAGGAAGCAATGAAGCTTCTGCAACAGAGATACGGTCCTAGAGCAGTGCCCTATGTTCCTCATATGATTCCCAATTAATTCGGAGTGTGGCGCAGTCTGGTAGCGCACCTGGTTTGGGACCAGGGGGTCCAAGGTTCGAATCCTTGTACTCCGACCAATTTTTTAAATTTATGAAAATAACAAAATGTAATCTATTTCCAATTTCACTTTTTGAAGTTTCAGAGTTTTTGACTGTAACTCAGTGCAATGATATTGTCACTTACATACGAGGATTACCTAAAAAACCTTATCCGGCAATGACTGGGAAATCGTTTACTACATTTAATATTTCTAATAGATTATTAGAAGACATTCAACAACATGTAAAATCATGTGCTAATATGTTATCATCATTATCTGATATTGTGTTAGAATATGAAAAAACATCTGGTTACAACTGTGGTAAACTAGGTAATTCTTGGGCTAGTTTTCAATATAAAGATAGTGCATTATTAACCCATACTCATTATTCTAGTTTAATATCGGGCGTATTGTATTTGCAAGTAGATAATAATAGTAGTAAAATTATTTTTAATAATGTTAATCCTTTTTTAGAATATCTACCTAAAAAACATCTTACAACATATACATACAATAAAATGAGTTTCGAACCCACTGTTGGGAAATTAATAGTATTTCCCAGCTGGTTACCACATGGTTCAGACACTGAGTTGAATAAGTCGGACGAACGAATAATTATTAGTTTCAATACTGAATTAATAATTTAGTCAGTTTTCTACCAAATTTTTTATAAAAGGCAACAATGACAAAAGCAGAAAATCAAGCGGCAACAGAAGCAGCGATGGCTGAGTTTCTAGCCAAAGGTGGTGTAGTTCAACAACTAAAACCAAATCAAAGTGGTAGGGTCGAAGGAGAATCATATTCAATGTGGTCTAAGAAAAAGCCTTCAACTTCACCTTTGGCCAATCCTCCAGAAGACGACGAATAAATAGAAATAACAATGCGGGGTTCGTATAGTGGTAATACCTCAGATTTCCAATCTGATGCGGACAGTTCGATTCTGTTACCCCGCTCCAAATTATGCACACAGTTATTGACAGAAACGATACCTTTAGAAAATTTGACTTTAGTTCTACGATCGGTAAAGAAGATAATACAACTGCCATAGGCATTATAAAGAATATTGTCGCCGATGGGAACTATTTTAAAAATAGTCCAAAGTATCAAACCCAAGAAAACATATTTGCAAGACCCGAAGCTGTATGGTTAAAGTACCGTATGAGTTTCTTGTTCAGTGTGTTTATGTATCTTGGGCGAGAAGTAAAAGTCAATAACATGATGGCCTGGGCATTTATGACCAATCTAGAAGGTGTAGAAGATCGTGAAAAGCTATGGCACGATCATTGGCATCCTACAAATCCAAATGCCAAGATGCTGAGTGGTATATTTTATCTGCATATTCCCGAGGATGTAAAAGACCGTGATTATTGCGGAACTGAAATGGCGCCAAATGGACCCCAAGGCGAAGGAAAGTTCTTTGTTCGCCCTACTGATTACAGTTGGTTGTTGTATCCCAGTAATCAATGGCATCGACCGGGCGTGGTCCAAAGCAATGATTATAGATTTATCCTAGCAGTGGACGTAGAATATCTACCGTAATAAAACTGTAACAGTCTTTTTGTCTAAAAGACATAAGTACGCATATAAACTGAAAGAAAAAAATGTTATCCTTTATCACCAATCTCACTGACCCACTCCTAGATTACATAAAGGATGATCCTGTTCGCCCTGAGTTGCCTAAGGAGTTTAGGGTAGGAAAGAACAAGTTTGTGAGTGCTCTAGTTGATGACATTCCTCGAGCTATGGTATGTGTGAGTTTACACGATTTCATACCGGAAGATGTCGATGATTTGATCAAAGATACGGAAGTGCCAACCGCAGCAATTTTCTACACCATTTGGAGTTACGCCCCGGGGGCTGGTGTAGAATTGCTGAGAGCAACTGTAGCAGAAATACAAAAGCAATTTCCCAGCATAGAACGCTTTGTCACTCTGAGTCCAAAGACCGATATGGCCAAGAAGTTTCATACCAAAAATGGCGCCGGAGTTTTTAGAGAAAATTTAGACACCGTAAACTACGAGTACGATGTAAAATAACAACTCTCCCTGACAGGCGGAGTATAATGAGCCAAATAGTCTGTCATCAACAACACGGCCCTGCCCTCTAAGACATAGTACTTAGGGCAGGGTTTTTCTTTATCCGGCCTTAGTATAATGGATAATACAGCGGTCTTCTACACCGTGAATATGGGTTCGATTCCTGTAGGCCGGACCACGCTCTTGTAGTAAAATGGTATTACACAGTCTTGGTAAGACTGAATTTCAAGTTCAATTCTTGGCTAGAGCACCACTTGACAACTTAAAGGAAAGACAGTATAATAGTCGTATGTACAAAGTAATAGAAAAACAAAGCTCAACAGAGTTTGCCAATTTGGATTTGGCCTTGACATTTGCCAAAGAATTAAATGTGTTTGTTACCATTCAAGGTGGCGAATTTGAAATCGTAGGGGTGTTTGGTGTAGACAGCATCAAAGACGGAAAGTGCCCAGATGGCGTTAAATACGATTGGAATAAATCGAGCCGTATCGGCCGTGTTAAAAAGGAAAGATAAAAACTAGATGGCTAAAGAAGATATAATCGAATTAACAGGTGTTGTAGAAGAAGTTCTGCCGGGCAGTATGTATAAAGTAAAAATTGAAAACATGCCCAACTTGATGCTGTGTTATACCAGCGGTAAACTCAAGCAACACAAGATTCGTATCATTCTTGGTGATCGTGTCAAGATAGAAGTTAGCCCTTACGATCTGTCAAAAGGTCGTGTTTCTTATAGATTGTAACAAAAGGCATTATGCCGTATAGAGAAAGAACGGGTACAAAAAAATGAGCATTAGTGATAAAAAGATCTTGGAAGTTGCCAATATATGCTACGCAAATGTAGCAGGACAATTTGCAATGTTCTGTAATTCAAAGTATCGTGGTCCAAACTTTACATGGTCTGATTTTGCTAGCATGATGGAAAAACAGGCTGAGACATGGATGATGATTCATCGTGTGCGTGGCTGCAAGGAAGACATTAACAAACAAGCAGCTCAGTTTGCAAGAGAAATTGCAGAACGATTGATTATTAGATCTGAATTTTGATAGGAGGCAGATATGCCGTGGATTGAAAATGTAGCAGCCGCTGACATCCCAACAGGATTCCATCATGCGGCCGGGGAGAATAGTATGTTGATCAGCATTACTGATCCCGCAAGCTGGCGTCCAGAAGCCAAGCATGAATTCAAAGAGCGTCATGACTTTGAGTTTTTGGACATTGAAGAAAAGGACTTTGCTCTAGATGAAGCCATGCGTTGTAGTCATGAGCAGGCCGCAGAGCTTGTTCGACTACTGCAACACGCACTAGAAAATCGCATGAATGTGGTTGTTCATTGCTATGCTGGCATTTGCCGATCGGGTGCGGTCTGTGAGGTTGGTGTAGCAATGGGGTTTGATGACACTGAGAGATTCCGTGCTCCAAATTTGTTAGTCAAGCACCGCATGATGAAAGCGTTAGGATGGACATATGATCCAGACGAAAAGCCAAACTTAGATGATTGGCGTACTTTTAGGAATGAACTATGAGTATTTCAAGAGCAGAACAAAGCGTTATCAAGTATAATCTAGAACAGTATCGTTTAGATCAGACTCGTTTGGAAAAACAACGAGAGCAAGATTACGCCAAAAAAATCGAAGAACGCAGACTTGATCAAATCATAGCAGAACGAGTGAGCAGAAATCTTCGTTTAGATTTAGACAAAGGTCGTCACATTGATTTAGAATGTTAAACATGAATAAATTGCAAGAAAACGGAAAAGTAGGTGTAGTGTATTCTCCCGGATTTGGAGCAGGATGGTATACGTGGAACACAGAATATCCAGAAATTGTTTTTGATCCAACTATAGTAAAATATGTGGAAACAGAACGCTGGGATGAACTCAAGGTATATGTAGAGTTAAAGTATCCAGAAATATATGCCGGAGGTATGGACTCATTACAGGTAGAGTGGGTTCCTGTAGGAGCCCAGTTTAAAGTAACAGAGTACGACGGCAACGAATCTATAGAATATAGAGACAGTGACAATTGGTTAACAGCTTGAAAGGCAAAAAATGGCAGGTAAGGCAAAATCGGTTTATTTGACTATAAACCCAAAAGGTGGATTTACAACAGTATTCCAAAAAGTATTCTTTGATGCTAAGGCATACAACGATTACGTTAAGTCGGAAGAATTTAAAGCCAAGTGGCCTAAAGAAGAGTTTGATATTGTAAAAGAAACTTATTAAAGAAAGGAGGCGAATATGCCTAGTGTATTCTTAGTAAGCGACACGCACTTTGGACACACAGGTGTATGCCGCTTTACCCGTAACGATGGTGTTACAAAATTACGTCCATGGGATAGTCCCGAAGAAATGGACGAAGCTATGGTCAAGGCTTGGAACGAACGTGTAAAACCCACTGACAAAGTCTACCATTTAGGTGATGTTGTTATTAACCGCAAGGCCTTGAAAATCTTACATCGGTTAAACGGTGACAAAGTGTTAATACGCGGTAACCACGATATCTTTAGAGACGAGGACTATCGCGAACACTTTAGAGAATTACGTGCCTACCACGTGATGAACGGACTTATTTTAAGTCATATTCCGTTGCACCCAGAGTCATTAGGCCGCTTTGGTACTAACATTCACGGTCACTTACACGCCAATCGTGTAATGATGGAACCTGCAGGTAAGTATGGAATTCCTGTAATTGATACTCGCTATCATTGTGTATGTGTAGAACAAACTCCGGATTTCGCTCCTATCTTGTTTGAAGATGTTATCAAACGTATTGAAGCAGAAGGTGGTACCGTTGGATTTAAGAGTGGCAACGGACCCACAATGTAATTGGTTTCCTGAGCATGTTTTTCAACACACTATATAGATTTTTATATAATATATAACTGTTAAATATAGTCATGAGGCCAATTGATATTTTATATACACCGTTAGTGTCGCTAGATTTTCCAACTTATGATTATACAAAGTTGTTATCGTGGGTACATAAATTTTATGTTACTCAAACAATTCAATCTCGACCAGATTCAAGTAAACATATAACAGGTGATATATATCCGTGGACTATCATATATGCAAAATACGATAGAGTATGGCGTTTTAATTTTGATAAAGAATTTCCACAATTAGCTTCTTTTTTTGGAGATGCATACAACTTAGCAACTTCAGAAATCGACTCTGTTGTTTTACTACCAGTAAAAGACAATCATCGTGGATTAGGATTTTGGCACCGTGATCCTGATAAATGGGGACTACGTATGTATTTAGAAAACACAGAGTTAGAAAACTCTCTGTTGATTAAACCAACAAAACTTCCACACAATTCACATTCAGAATTACTATCAGCAATTGATCCTCTTGGACCTTGGGAATTTATTCAAGATGTACAATATGCGGCTAATATTCCAAATCCGCAACAAGTATTTTATATCAATAACGTGAGAGCAATCCATGCTGTGAATAAAAATATACCCAGTTCAAAAAGACTTGCTGTAATAGTAAGCACTGGCAAAACCACGTCTGAAATTCCTCAACATCTTCAAAACTTAATTGTATCTTCTGCCGAACATTATAAAGATTCAGCAATTTATTGGAGTCCAGAAATTTAATTATCTACCAATAAATAATTATTATATAAGATTACCTTTTTTCTTGTTAAACGTAAATGACGTAATCTGAATATTTTTGTTTACTATCCTCTAATACAGATTGTTTGTTTCAAATGGAAAATTCAGAACCTGAATTTTTAGAATATGGAAATGTCTATAGCTGGGACACAAACCTACCTCATCGAGTATTTCCTGTAAAGAAAAAAACTTTCAACGTATACACGTTGTTCTAGGATTTAGTCCTTGGTTCGATTACATCGAAGAAGAAGATGCATGGGTTACTAATGATTTTTTTGGAAAGAAACATCCATTAGACATGTTGATAGGCGGCGAGTTTCATCCACTCATTAAAGGTTTAGAATAGCACTAACATTAGGATGCTATACTATTTTTTGATCAATTATTAGATAAAAGTATAGGATCAAGATCCTATACTACCCGGTGCTTTATATAAATATTTTTATAATGGACAACTACTACCTAATTGATTTTAACAAGAACATCATTGTTGAAAATTTTAAACAAGAAAATTACGTTTCAGGTACAGGTTGGTTAACTCATAAGATTCTCAATAAAGAGGATATACTATCACCCGAGATTATTGATTTCTTATCTACGCTAGATATCCCACTCTTTATTAATTTATTTTACGGTCCTCCTGCTGGTTTAACGTATATTCATATAGATAATCATGCAGGCGGTTGGGCTATTAATTATGCATGGGGGAGTTCTAATTCTATTATGAAATGGTACTCAATTAAAAAAGGAAGTACACCTAAAAGGGTATTGACTACTGCTAATACTCCTTATTTTTTCTATACTTCAGATCAAGTTGAGATTATAGAAGAAACTGAAATTAAAGGATTATGCCTGGTAAGAACAGACATACCACATTCAGTTCATAATTACAGCACTGACAGCGGACGTTGGTGTTTAAGTATACGATCACTTGTGAAAACTAATATATTAGAAAAACTTTCACCTTATATAATAAGTAGATAAAGAAGCTGTTTAGAGAATATTGCTACCTATATTTTTATTAAACATAGATGACGTAATCTGAATATTTTTGTATACTATCTGTTAACACAGATTTTAAAGATTCTTTTATAGGTCCTTGATACATAATTAGTTGTTTGTTATATCGAGGATTAAAATCAGTGCCGTGTTTTACTTTTGCATCATCATACCACCAAGTGTTAGTATCTTCCGGTAATTTTAGATAGTGCTTGTTCGTATTACTATCTTCATACCACCAAGTTTGTTTTGGATTGTTATCAGTTAATAAACTTCTTATTGAATTGTATCCTGAAATTGAGGCAAAGTCTTGATGAGCGTAGACCTTAGTGAAACTTTGCAACATCCGAACTACATGTACTTCAATAGGAAGTTTATCTAAGTGATCAAACAATGATGGAAATAGTTCAGGACAGTTTACATTCTTACATGTGTACGGCATAATATCATTTGAGTCTATACCTGGTTTAACATAGATATCAAATCCCACCCAATAGGCTTGTGCTAAGTTTTTTGTCTGCAATGACTTCGGAACAAATTTTTTATTTTTCTCCCATACTTTATTCCATATTTCCCAGTCATTGGGTACAACCTTAGGAAAAATTAATGGTATTGATACAGGAATCATTTCACAGTGCTCCAATCAAAATTAAACGTAGAATCCAATTTTTCATATATTACCCATTGCTTAGTATATTGTATCATTACAGGGAATTCTACTTCAATTAAATTGTTGTAAAAAAGATGACGGGGTTGTCGAGTAGTAATCCTTTCTTTAGTCTCACCTAATCGTCGTTTTTGGAAGACCTGTATAAGATTTTTGTTATAATCATTAAATGTTAATGCTATAATTTTTATGTTTTTTTCTTGGCACCAGATTTTTTGTATAGGAAATAGATATTCCCTAAGAATGCTTTGATGACGATAAATTTTATTAACCCATGTCCTTACACCCACAAATGCAACATCTTGAGAAAAATTACTAATATATACACCCCCGCAAGCAACTATAGTTTCTCCGTCAAATACTATATGGTATGCACCACTGTTATCATTAAATCTATCTGTTTTATTTAAGATAAAAGGCAATGTATGTTTTTCATTTTTCCAATCCTTGTGCCACATATTAATATTAGCAGATTTTAATTCTAAGTGTGTCGACTCAAGAAAAAAATAAAAGTTTGTTTTTTCAATAGCGGACAAATTGTTATATGTTGAAACTCTCATTTTACCTTGATACTTAATTATAAATGATGTAATCTTTATATTTTTCGATGCTTCTATTTAGAAGTTCTAGATGTTTTGTAGAATCTAGTTTGCCTGCAATAAACATTGTGATTTTTCTATACTCTTTTGGGGCTAAAAACGATCCGTGATATCCTAGATGATTATTTAGAATAAACCAATCAGTGGTATCGGGAAGTATAGGAAATACTGGATTTAATTTTTCTCTAGATCTTGCATCATACTGAACAATATCGGGATTTGTAGAGTTTGGTAATACATAAAATGTCTCTAACATGTCACGCATTACTAGATTTTTGTAAGCAGTAGGTCCTAGATTGGAGGGCGCTAGGGACTTGGCAATGGGATCTTGGTGCGGTTTATTATTGACAAATTGCTCTCTAAAATCAAAATGTCCACCGTTATCATAATCTAACAACGGAATTGCTCGTAGTTTTTCATCCAGATCTGGAAAAAGTTTCAATAGTTCCGGATCAATTGGCTGATTTGTTTTTTTAAAGTTAACCCAATTCCAATCTTGATGTCTTTCTTTTCTAGCATCAAAGTATTCTAATGTCTTGTCTCTGTTTAATTCCAGCTTAGGCAGATCAATCGGTAGCAATATAATATTGTTCATATGTTATTTAATCAGGCGTCATGAGTTACATAATAAATACTGAGTGAAACTATTTTCGTCTTCCCCGAATACATTGCGTATAATCCAACTCTTGTCAATCGCACTTATTATAGTGTGTCCATTCGTTGCAGATGTTTCTTGGCAATACATATTGCTATCCGTATTGATGTTCTACGGGTATAGTGTGTTGGGAATCAGCATGATGCTGCACAGATATTACAGCCACAAAAGTTTTAAACTAAACTCAGTGATCAAATGGTTCTTTACTGTGTTTGCTGTGCTATCAGGCCGCGGAAGTCCCCTAGGTTGGGTGTATATACACCGTATTCATCACGCAACTTCTGACACCGAAAAAGATCCTCACAGTCCGCATTACGATACTTTTAAGTTTATAGGATTTAAACCTATACAAGAAAATACAAAAATCAATCACTTTATTGTAAAAGAATTATTAACTACCGCACACATAAAAATTGACAAGTATTATCTTTTGCTAATACTAAGTTTCCTAGTATTGTTGTCTATAATTGATTTTAATTTGATATTTTATATGTGGGCTATTCCTGTATTTGTAGTCAGTGTGACTCAAACTATGTTTAATTATTTTGCACATATGAAGGGTTATCGAAATTTTGAAACAACAGATCGTAGCACTAACAATTTGTATCTTTGGCCGTTTATACTAGGCGATGCTTGGCATAATAATCACCATGCCAACGCCCAAAAAACTTCGACAAAAGTATTAAAATATGAATACGATCCAATTGGAGTATTAATAAATTTTATAAAACAATAACACTATGACAGAAGTTCGTGAAATTACTGGCAATCAAGAGTACGAAGAATTTTGTAAACAAATTATTTTTTCTCGTAAAAAAATAAGCGGTACTACTCCAATATCCCCCGAACGTTATCAAGCTCTTCGAGAAGAATCTAAATCTAACAATTCTGTAGGAATTGGTTATTTTGAAGATGGTAAATTAATTAGTTGGATAACTGTAGGGTTTTACGAAAGTAAGATGCGAGGAAAATTTTGGGTAATCTCAAATTTTTTTAGTTCTGTTTATACGTCTTATTTTAATTTTAACCGGCCCGAATTTGGAATGTTGTTTAAAGCGGCATTTGACATAGCAGAAGGGCGAGGGTATCATCAATACTTTTACAGTATAGCAGAAAGACTAGAACGGGTATACGAAAGACAATGGAAGAAAAATTCATATGCAATTCAAGGAAAGTATGACTTGACTACACTGGCTGTTGTTCCAGCAAATACCAAACCAGAATTTGAATTGTACTGGAGATTAATGGGACAGGAATTGAAACCAGATAATATTGTTATAAAATCTAGAAAACTTAAAGGCCACAATTTACCTGATAAATAGTTGCATGAAGAACTATTTTTCAAGCAGTACGTTGGGTGCCCAACTATTTTTAATCATATCTTTGCTAGGATCTATACTAGGCGTATATATCTACGGCATGAGTGCAATTGAATTGTTGTTAGTTTTACTAGGTTACTTTGTTTACGGGTGTTTAGGAATCGTAATAACATATCATAGACGGTTAACGCATAACAGTTACAAAACATATCCATGGTTAACTAAAATACTTTCAGTTGTAGGCTGTTTTGCGGGCACCGGCAGTCCATTAGCCTGGGTTGCTATTCATATCAACCATCACTTAAAGAGCGACAAACCAGAAGACCCACACAGTCCTTTACACAAAGGCGTTAAAATTTTTACACTAGATTATGTTAATCAAATCAGTGCGGATACTAAATGGCGTATGCGTGATCTAGTTACTGATAAATTTCAACAGTTCTTACACCGTTATTATTTTGCCATTCTTATAGCTTATAGTGCTGTACTTTTTGTTGCCGGCGGCTTCTGGTTAATGGTATTTGCACATTGGATGCCAGCAGTGATTACTGGACTTATGAGTAATGTAGTTAACTATGTAGGGCATATGCCAAACTGGTTTGGCGGTTATCGAACTTATAATCTATCAGATCAAAGCACAAATAATTGGTTATGGTCAATTCCCAGTTGGGGAGAAAGTTGGCACAACAATCATCACAGATATCCTAAGAATTCATACTTTGGTACAAAGTGGTGGGAAGTTGACATATCAGGTCTAATTATTAAATTGATAAAGATTTAAATGTTTCTTCTGTATTTCTTTCTATGGACGTTAATTCTATATTGGATTCATAGAATAGGGCACAAACTGCCTGTAGTACGTACTATACATATGCATCACCATAGATTTGTATTAAACCATACTACAACGTGGCATTGGTCTAATTTAGTATTATTTAATGATGATTGGACTAGCACGTTAGACTTATGGCTCACTGAAGTTATTCCTACATTGTTGTTTAGTTTAGTAACTGGTCAATGGTGGATTAGTGTGTTCTATTATATATGGGCTGCATTTATACAAGAATCAATAGAACATAATTCAAATTTTAATTTACCTATTCTTACTAGTGGTAAATGGCATTTGATTCATCATCGGAATAATTCTAATTATGGGCTATTCATGCCAATATGGGACATAATATTCGGAACTCACAAAAATGTATACAAGTGAAAATAATTGGTATCAATGGAAATACGGCAATGATGCTTTATTTGGGAGACAAATTGAAAATAAAGAGCTTAAAACCATTTACACTAAAATGGATAGACCATTATTATCGTTCAAAGAAGAATTAATCGAAGCAGCCAAAAGCACTATAGATCATTATCCAGGATTAAGACCTTGCATATTTTTTAGTGGTGGAGTAGATAGCGAAATAATACTACGTTCCTACCTAGCAATTGGCTCAAACCCTAAGGTTTATGTTGTTAGGTACGAAAATGATCTAAACATTTATGATGTAAGTTATGCCGTTACCGTATGTTCTATTCTTAATATTGATTATACAATAGTAGACTTTAACTTAAAAAAGTTTTATGAAAACGATGCAGTAAAAGTATCAGAAGATGCACAAATAGATAGACCTAGAATGCTACCCCATCTTAAATTTACAGACTGTGCCGATGGGTTAATTATTGTAGGGCATAGTGATGTAAGATGGTATCGTACAGATGATGACTATAGTAAAAAGGGTACTTGGTTGATGCAAGATTTTGAACACGATTTAGGATGTGACAAATACAACATTCTACATAATCGTCCTGCAATTTATCAATGGTTTAAGTGGTCACCTGGATTGGTTTTAGGGTATACTACGTTAACCTGGTTTAAAAAATTAGTAAACGACGAATACCGTGGACGATTAGGCATCAATTCTACAAAAATACTAGGCTTTCGAGAAATGTATCCCGATATTATCGAACGCAAGAAACAGACAGGATTTGAAAAAATTGATGATCTAGTTGCTGAAGTTCAACTTGTATTGAAAAATAAGTACAATGGTTTGCCCTACAGGCAACAAATAGATAGAACTATAACTCAACTTTATAATGAAATTAAAGGCCCAATTAATAAGTAACTGTGGGTTTTACAAAGTAGCGGATAAAACTTGTAATAACGAAATTTATGAATCAACTTGTATTAATTCTCCTATAGTAAGAAATTTTTAAACATGTGTCTTTGATATGTAAATACTACCTATACTACAGAGGCAGTCACGATGAAATTTCAAAAAATAACAGACGAGTTAACAATTTATGATAGGACTATTTTAAAAATAAAAGTAATAGATACTCATTACACATCTGAATTAAAAAATCATTCAACATTTATTATTGGAAATAATTGTAAGATGGTATCGGCATCTTATCAAATTAACGGAAAATTTGGCGCCTGCGTAAATGAAAATATTGTATTAGATGGGAGTGCATTGATTATTGAAACTCCCGGATACAAATTTCAAGAGCAACAATTGGTAACATTTGATCCTACTATTCAGGGTCAATTAAGTTATATAGATGGTTGCTCAAATACCAATATTATTAATCCGTTGCGTAACGGAGATCCCTGTATAAATTATTTGTTTTTTCCTAACGATATAAAGCAAACATTTCACACACATCCTAGTATTCGAATAGGCGTAATATTAGAAGGTAGGGGATTTGCTGAAATTGACAAAGAAGTAGTTGAATTATCCAAAGGTGATCGATTTATTTTAGACAGACACGCTAGACATAGATTTTTTACAACAGACTCTTTTATGAGTTTAGCTGTTTTTCATCCAGATAGTGAAGACGGTCCAAAAGATGAAGCTAACCCTATGAAAACTAGAACATATATAAATAATCAATAATTGGAGATAACAATGATTAAAATTAAAAGAGAATATACAAGACCTTCTGCAGATATTCCTTGGCACGGGGATGTCTTACCAGCCGTCGAATTTAAGACCAAATTACAAACTTATATTGATTCAAGTAAACACATTTCGTATAATATCACATATAGCGAAGATGGATTGAAAATGTTTTATGAAGGAGTTTGGGTTGATCGTGCGGCTTTTGACGAATACGATGTTGACCCGGACCTTGTCCCGTACTGGGATTTAAGAAACGAATACTACTCTTCTGTTGGTATTACTATAGGTCCTAAAATTTTTGAAGATATTTAATATATTAAGTTTTTAGGAACTAATACAACATCTCCTATATAGGGGTCCCAATTCGCGGACCCCTTATTTTTTAATAGAGTTATTATGGTATCTGCTAATTTCATATTTTCAAAATTTAAAGTTTTAAGAGGAGATACAAAATTCATCTTTACTAAATCTGCCAGCAATATACTCTTAGGATCATAAAAAAACTTACCATTAGTTCTCAACTTATTGCTGTTTAAAATATGATACCACGAATCAAAAATCCTGCTATAAAAATTCATTTCGCCAGATTTTTTATAAAAATTTAAAGATTGCTGATAAGCTATTTCAGTTAGATGCATAGGTATGTAAAACACACTAGAATCGTAATTGGTAATTTTTCTATTAAAGATAGTTAGGTATTTGTTTACACTATCTTTTTCTAGATCACCCTCTCCTACAATTATATAAAAATCACTTGGAATTAATTTTAAAATATATGGGACTGTAGAGTACGTGGGCCAACATACTTCAGTAATTTTAAAATTTTCATGTATTATTGATTTTAGAATATCATCAATGGAAAATTCATAAATGTTTAATTTAACACCATATTTCTTAGCAATATCCTCAACTATTATTTTTGTAGAATCATTAATTCCGTTAATATGAAAGAAAAAATATTCTACCGGAATGTCGTTTAGGTGTATGTAATGTGCAATTAATTCACTGTCAATTCCAGAAAGGCACAGACCAATTTTATCAAGTCCTAAACCTGTCATCTCTTGTTTGATATCTTTTACAGTTTTATCAACTGCATCAAAGAACGTATCTGTAGTTACTTTATCAAAATTATCTATTTGGTATGTGAACTTTTTTGTATTTTTATCAAATGTATAAATTCTATTCATGTTTAAAATTTGTAATGTGATTTGTATCATCAAATACATCACTAAGATCTATAGATTGTGTTACACTTTGATCAGCAGTGATTGCGTTAAATCTTGGACGTAGATATAATATATTTTTTAAACTTGGTCTTTTTACTTTTTGCAAATATTCATTAGACCCTAATACGCTACACACAAACTTTTTTGCAGAAATCTTATATGTATTCCATGATCCTAGATGTTTAGACTCTTGATTGTTCATACTCCATAATTGAAAATTTGTGGTATCAAAAAATGGAAAATATCGATCATCTAACCAAGCAGTATTAATATTGTTTGTTACGTTGCTAAACAAAAATAATCGATAATAAACATATATCCATTTCCATGTAAAATTATACCACCAAAACAGATCCCAAACTTGATTATTATGATTCGGGCACGTTTTTAGATTTTCAATAAACAATGATGTCCACATTTTTGCTGATCTTGATGATATTTTTTTAGAGTCCATAAAAAACTTTACCATTGTATCAAAATTAATTGTCTTGTTTAATGAACCGGGACCACCCCACAGTTCATAACTTTGTTGAATATCTGCACCAAATAATTGATCATTTAGTTCGCCGATAACGTAAATCCAATTACCTATGTCCTTATCACTATAAGAAAAATCACTATTTTCAACTTTGAAATGTGGTCTTATAAATTTATACCACATTTCTGGATTTTCATCGACACTGTTTTGATTCATTTTTATAGTAATTCTTTTTGAGGCTTGTTCTACTCCTAGAAGTTTGATAAACGAGGATACAATCACACTCGAATCAATTCCTCCACTATACATAATTTGTATTGGAATATCGAGATCTTCTTGTTGTTTTAATATTTGTGCAGCACGTTCTATTACACATTCTTCATATGTAATACTTGAATTTTTAAATTCTGGTAGCCTAAATTTATCAGGAACGTATGTTCGTATAGGAAATCTAAATGTATTGGTTCTATCATTGATGCCTATACAACGATCCTGAATAATGCTATAAAAGTCTAACCATTCTTTAAATTTGGGATCAGCAATTAATTGAGCATTAAGAATATCAGCTTGATATGCTATCAACGATTGTGTCATACAACAGCCATCCTACTAATAATTTTGTTTTCTATAATATCTAATTTACTAATATCATTTTCCAAAATAATCACTTCCATAAAATAATCAATGGTAGATTGTAATTTTATTAATATATGATTAAACGAGTCAGATTTAATTTTTAATTCTTTCAATGCTTCTTCTTTTGTTAAGCCTCTACCGCTTACATAGTCATCTAATAATTTTTCGTTTTTTGATTCTAACATATCATTTATTAAGTAGGCTACGGCTGGATTAAAGAAAAAATTACAAGTTGATAGTGATTTTGCAGTAACAAAGAATAGTACTTTAACAATTTTTCGTTTTTTTAATGCTAACAATTTTTTAAGTTTTATGTACTCAGGAACTTCGGTATCTAACTTTAACTCTATGCCTTGTTTAGAAATGCACAGGCAATTATCTTCAATATTTTTGTCGGTAATATTTTTGTAAAAGTCATAGTGTGGATAAAGTGCTATAATGTCTACATCAAATAAAGAAGACTTTAAACTTGTAGATAATCTAGTATCTTCCACATACGTAAGTATTACACGGGTCGCAGCATCGACTATAATATATTTCATGTTAAATGCCAGAATTTTTAAATTTCTTTAATCATCAAGTAGAAGAAAGGCTTCATTCCTACCTTTTCAGCAGATTTCTGTCGAACAAGATTTTTAACGTGTACATAACTTGAAATGTATTGACAACCTTTTTCTTTTGCAATTTGCTCAAAGTGCTTGTGAAGTATTGTATAGATACCTCTGCCTCTGCAAGTTTCGTCAACAGCACTAAGAGTGATCCAAAGATGATTGGGCCTAACTGTATCATATACAATATGACCCAAAATCTTGCCATCTTGTTCTGCATAAACAGCTCCGCAGGTTTTATCATCCCATGTGGTAATAGATGTTCCAAATCCTTTATCGATTAGTTCTGCCATTTGTCGCAGAAAGAATGTATAAATGGGGCTCTTGCCAAGTTGATCGGTCCTGAAAACGTTTATTTCATTGCCTAGTTTGTCTGTCTCACTGTTTAGGAATACTGGTTTCATGCCTATATTTAACCATCAACTGTAGGTGCTTAAAAATTAGTTGTCTATTAAACTAGCATAATACTTTGTTTTTGGGTATAAATTCGTGTTTGCTATCATAACTCACAGTAGAATTTAACACTCCAAGTTATCATAATGCGAATAAATACAAGTTAAGATATTCAGGAGTTTAAAATGCCATTACAAATACGCAGAGGGACCACTGCACAACGACTTGCAATCACACCATTGACCGGCGAGCTGATTCATGATACTACTACCGGACAATTGTTTGTGGGTAATGGTACAACTGCTGGCGGTGTCACTACTACTGGTATTTCTTTAGAAGATGCGGCTGATGCCGCAGCATCATTGTTTACTACAGGATCGCATTCCGGAATCACATTTGCTTATAATGACGCAGCTGGTCGAATAGATGCTACTGTTACTGTGGCAGCTACTGGTCCGTTTGATGGCGATTTAACAGGTAGTGTATTTGCAGATGATTCTACCTTGCTAGTTGACGGCACCGGAGGGGCTCTGGTTGGTTCTTTAAGAACTTCAGGTGACGTGTATATTACTAAAAATTCGTATTCTGGTACGTTTGGAAATGGATTAACATATGCGCAACACCACTCAACTGTTGATGCAGTAAATTTTAATTTTTTAAGAACTCGGGGAACAGATATTGCACCCACCGCTGTTGCCAACGGCGACGATATTGCTGATTTAAATTTCATAGGTCACGACGGTACCAATAGAGTGTCAATTGGTGGTATAACTGCTAGAGTTTCGGGAGCTGTGTCATTGGGAATTGTTCCAGGCGAACTTACGTTTGATACTCGTAGTACAGCAGGAGTATTGTCGGAAAAAGCAGCATTAACATCAGACGGTATATGGAAAATCAATCAACTTGGTGCGCTTTCGGGTACAACCATAAATGTTGTTGACAATAATACTATTACATTAGGTGATGTTAGACTGAGTCAAGATGGACTTTCTACTATAAACACTAATGCTACTTTGATATTATCTGCAAACGGAACTGGCTCAGTTGACATTGAATCTCTTAGAATTATAGGTAGTACTATATCAACTACAGATTCTAGCAGCATCACAGTTTCTCAAGCATCTACCTTTAGCAGTAATCTAACTGTTGACGGCACACTAACAGTCGGTGACAGTATTGTACAAAACAACGCTAACAGAGACTATGTCAGTACCACATTACAGACACAGGGAGTTGCTCGAGTAGTAGAGGGAGTACAAAACGGTACCTATACTCAATTGGTTACAAATACAGCAGAGACATATACAACCATTTCTTATAACTCCACAATCTACAAAGGTTGTCGGGCAACATTCAAAGTCCATCAGTCTACCAATGTCTATATTAGTGAGGTGTTGTTGGTCAATGACACAACCACAGTCACTATTGTAAATGCTCAGGCTACAGCGGCAGCGATCAACTTCAGTATCATTGGTTCGATTACTGCAGACTACGACAGTGCATCTGGTACGATTAGACTAAGACCAATTACTAGTACATCGATTACATCTGGTCTTAATTTATTTTGGACTGTAAGTTACCAATTGTTCACATAATTGACAAAAAAGACTTGACTCTAGTATTATTTCCTGTATACTAATATTGTGGTCGTGAGTGGAATAGGCAGACCTCCCGCCAGGCCCATAGCTTGGTAAGGGGACGGGGCGTAGTCATAGACGTAGCCCTTGTAGGTTCGAAACCTACCGACCATACCATATACGATAATAAGTATTAGAACATAACTTTAAGGAAACAATTATGTCAACAACAGTAGAACAATTAAAAGCAGACTTCGAAGCATTCTTAGCTGAGGACGCAAAATTCACAGCAGGCAACGGTGCCGCAGGTACTCGTGCTCGTAAAGCACTTCAAGAAGTTGCCAAGGGTGTTAAAACTCGTCGCAACGAAATCACAGAAGAAAAAAACACTCGTAAAGAAGCCAAGGCCTAATCGTGAGCAAACAAGATCTTGACGATCCTGATGTAGGCATTATTGCACAGGATATTGGTACATTAGATCTAGGTTACGGCGCCGTTCCTCCCGACTATGGTAACATCAGTTATAGTGGCGGCGTCGATACCATCACAATAGATACTAGCACTATGAATAGTATGTACAGTTCAAATACTATTACTTTACCGAGCACAACTATTGCTAATAATGGATATACCATTGGAAGTGCCAGCAGTAATAACTATTATATCACAGGTACTAGTGGTTATAATACATCATCAAGTGTGAATATCAGCAGTGACGGTATTGATATGGCCGCTGGCACTGATATCAAAGTAGATGGCAAAAGTCTCAAAGAGTTCATGAACAAGATGGAAGAACGCTTGGCCATACTTGTGCCTGACCCTAAGAAACTAGAACAGTTTGCCGCACTTAAAAAAGCCTACGATCATTACAAGCTGATGGAGAAACTCTGTCAGGAACCACCTAAAGAAGATTAAATACATGAATGTTAAACTTTTATCCTATAGTCAACCAACAGAGGAATTTAGAGATCTGGGCCTCACAGATGCGCAGGAACTCATTGCGTATTGCGCCCGTGTCAGCAATCCCTCCAATCAGCTCAACACAGACACATCCGAAAAACTCATACGATATCTTGTTAAACACGCCCACTGGAGCCCACTTGAAATGGTCTCCGCCTGCGTTGAAATTACCACAACCAGAGACATTGCCCGACAGATCCTTAGACACAGAAGTTTTAGTTTCCAAGAATTTTCTCAACGCTATGCTGACCCAACTCGAGATCTCAATTTCGTTACAAGAGAAGCCAGACTACAAGACTCCAAAAACAGACAGAACTCAGTCGAAGTGGAAGATCAACAGTTACAAAATGAATGGTTTAGAGCTCAACAACGAGTCATCTATGCCGCACAACGAGAATACGAGTGGGCTATCAAGAATGGCATAGCCAAGGAACAGGCTCGTGCTGTGTTACCCGAAGGCCTAATTGAAAGCAGATTGTATATGAACGGCACTCTACGTAGCTGGATTCACTTTATTGAATTGCGTAGTGCAAACGGTACACAAAAAGAGCATCAACTAGTTGCTGTAGCCTGTGCTAAGGCCATTGCTGCCATATTCCCAATGAGTGAAAGCCTAGTGCAATGAAAGAAAAAATTGATCAGTTTTGCAAAAACTACGAAATACAAATCGTAGATGATCAAAAACGGAGGGCTAGATACCACCCTCCCAAATATTTTACAGATCCTATGCGAGCAGATATTATCAATAAGGATTTTGTAGAATTTGAAACTGAAAAAGTCTATACAGTTCAAATACCTGAAAGCCGCTTTCGAGCTCTAGTAGAAATGGAACAGAGATTTTTTGGCAACCATAAACACGGCTACAGTGATGCTGATATGTTTTCTATGCTTATGGAAAAAGAACGTGAGGAAAGTTGGTATCGGCAGTCAAACACGGCTGTGCAAAAAGCATACGAACAATACAGTATTATGCTTAATCTGGCAGGATATCAAAGAAAAATCTAAATGAAAACCGCAATTGTGATACCCGCGAGACTTGCAAGCACTCGCTTTCCAAATAAAATGCTATGTGATGTCGGTGGACAAACTCTTATTCGTAGAGTCTACGAACAATGCTTATCCACGGGGCTCGATGTATATGTTGCAACGGACAGCAAAGACATTGCCGCTGAAGTATCAAATGCTCTACTGGTATATGATTCTGAAAACGGTACAGCTCGTATTGCCAAAGCCATAGATCAAATGCCTCATTATGATGCCATAATCAATGTGCAGGGTGACATGGTAACAGTGCCTGTAGAAGATGTAAAGAAATTGCCATTGCTGCTCAATATCTACGATGTTGCCACATTAAAACATCCCATGGCAGATGGTCAACGACACGATCCTAACACTGTTAAAGTGATTTCGTCGGGCACCGAAGCACACTGGTTCTGTCGTGCTCCTTTAAAATACGGTGATTGGCATTACGGTATCTACGCTTACAGAATGGATGCTCTTAAAAAATACCAAACACTGACTGTCTATCCCGAAGAAAACATTGAAAGTCTGGAACAATTACGTTGGATACAAAATGGTTACACTATTGGTATCATCGACGCAGGAATCGCTGCTGAAATCAATACTCCGGAAGATTTAGAATTGTTCAAAAAAGAATCTTATTGACAGGTTTCTAGAAAGACTGTATAATTACTTTATTATGGCACAACACACAAACTATTGGTCTTGCTCACCGTTCGCTGATTGGCTTCGCGGTACTAAAAAACTGGCCGCGGGTACATCCGATGAATGGGATGACTGGACCACAGCCGCTCAGATGAAGCACAACTTCCGCTATTGGTTAGCAGAAGAAGCACTTGGACACATCCAAGATTTTGTCACTTGGCCTGTAAGGACTCTTTATGATATCAAGTACTACATTAACAACCGTTGGGTTAGTCGCACTCATAGCCTTACCGCTCATCCCCGGGATATTAAGCCTGGCCAGTGGCAGGACGTGGGGAACCGCTTTTTGCCTTGCTTATTCAATGAGTTGGTTGATTTTGTTGAGATAGAATCAGCTTGGAGTCATATTGCCTGGGGCGACAAAGAAGCTCGTGCCAAGTATGATCCTCCCTTCTGGGCCAGTGGTTGGTTCCGTTGGCGTGTGTGGCGTTGCCCACAGGCTGGTCTCGATCACTTAGACTGGGCAATGACACTGACCAACACTGACTGGTGCCAACCAGACGATCCAGAATACGGCAAGCCCACCGGACAAGCAGAACGTGCCAAAGAAATCAAAGAACTCTACACCTGGTGGACTGTGACCTATCGTGCTCGTCCTGATCCATATGATGCCAGTGGCTGGAGTGACTACTGCGAACAGGCTAGAATTCTCAATGGTGGCAAATTGTTTGGTGGTAAGAGTACTCCTGAACTTAAAAAACTAAGCGATAAATCACACAAGCTACTTCAGAAAATTGAAGCCGCATATGAAAAAGAAGATGAAGTCATGATGATCCGATTAATCAAGGCTAGAGATAGTTTATGGACCTAACAGCCGAAGCTCCAGCTAGGAGTATTTTAAAAGTTAATGAGTGGGGTACATCTAAAATGTACAAGGTTGTCTGCGAATGCGGCAACGATGATTGTACACATACCGTTGATATAGAGGCAGAAGATACCGGCGTAACTGTAACCATTTATACTAAAACAAGAACTAACTTTTGGTCAATGAATCGTTGGCAACACATTTGGACATTGTTAATCAACGGCCATGTAGACTTCGAAACTAACATACATTTGTCAGAACAAAGTGCTCTTAATTATAGTGAAACACTAAAACAAGCTGTATATGATGTTAAAAATTTCAAGAAGCCCCTCCCGTAATACTTTTCAAAAAGAAAAGTATATCGAACGCTGTAAGGAAGAGGGCAAAGAGCCTAGCAAAGCATATATTAGAATGTACGAAGAACATAATTTTGATAAACTGATCAAAGAAGAGGATCCCAATTGGCGTAAAGACAATATGGAATATGATCTTCGATCCACTGATTGGATACTGGCCAAGGTTCGTGAAAGTAATGTGTATGCTCAGAATCTCTATGCCTCAATGTGCAATATGCAGTTTATCAAAATGGATGTTTTACCTATTCTAAAAAATCAACGCTGGTCGTGTTCGTGGAGATATGCTGGTGGTATCGTTGCCGATATGCAGGAGAAAGGCGATTACATTGATTGGTATTGTAGCGGTATTAGAGATACTAGAACTCTAATTGCAAGCGAGTTTGCTGTGCTCACTGAGCAACAACAACTGGCCTATAAAGAAGGTGAAGGCTATGTTAGCGAAGGCATAGTCACTGATGAGATCCGTGAGGATCTATTTCGTCTGGGCTGGGTAGTCCAAGACGATAGAATGGACGACTAACCAAAAGGAGACAATAGTCCAAAATGAACTGGGAACTTTATGAAGTATGGGCCGAGGACGATGCCGGCCAAGAAGAGTTGATTGAAACAACCAACAGCCGTAAGCAGGCTTTTGAAATTGCTCAGACTCAATTAAATTTGGGCTATATTGCCAGCATTGTGTATTTGGAAAACGAAGATGGCGAGTTAGAAAAGGTCAAAAGATTTGAACACAGTTGACAATCTTGATAAATGGTGTTATACTATAAGTATTGTTTAACACACTGGAGTGAAAATGGCTACTAACGCAAAACATTTGGCAGAAGTTCGTGCAAAGAAGGGTCGTGACTTTAGCCCAAAATGGGAAGGACACGAAACCTGGGATACCAATCAATTCTTACGCCAGTTTCATTCTGCCATGGCCTGGTATCGTTTAGAAAGTTCTGCCAAGGAACTCAAACCCAAAGTGATAGATTGGATGGGTCGTCAGGGCTGTACCAAAGAAGATATTTCTGCATTTAAGAAAACCAAAGACAATCGTTGCGGCATGACAATGGGTGCAGTTGCAGCCTGTCTACTCAAAGGTATGCCTAGTGTTCGTGACGAGTTCAATGAAGGTAGAGACACTGCCGTTTGGTTGCGGGCTCGTATCAACGAAGTTATTGAGCAGGGACGGGACGATGTTGATGACAGCGATAGCGGCATTGAGGTTAAAAAAGATGTATATGTTCCTAGCATCCAAGAACGGCTTCGTGAAGTGTCTTTGGGAATGACTGAGGAAATTGAAGCAGCCATCGAAGCGTTTCAAACTGATCCCGAAACATTTGATCCAAAGGCATTTAAAATGCTGAACTTGCTCAAGGCAAAACAGGCCAAGGCAGCTCACGCTCGGATCATTCGTGACTTTTATGCTCGTGACCTTACAGAGCTACTTGAGCTCGCCAGTGGCAAAGCTGACGAGCAGTTGAAAGAAGGCTACAGTCACCGTAGCAAGAAACAGATTAAATCCTTTATTGCATTTTTACAAGAAATTGAAAGTGCCTGCAATATGCTAATGCAAGAGGCCAAGGTTAACAAGAAGCCCCGTGCTAAAAAGGTTGTCAGCAAAGACAAGATCATTGCCAAACTCAAGTACAAGAAGAGCGACGAGCCTCTCAAACTGGTTAGTATTAATCCAGCAGACATTATTGGTGCTCAGGAATTATGGATTTTTAACAGTAAAACACGCAAACTTGGCAAGTATGTGGCTGCTGAGTTCCAGGAACTTGGTATCAAAGGCACCACTATTACAGGCTTCAACGAAATAAAAAGTGTGCAAAAAACTTTGCGTAAGCCTGCAGAACAAATCAAGGCCTTTAAAGAGGCTGGCAAAGTGGTTCTTCGCAAGTTTCTTGAAGAGATTAATGCAGTAGATACCAAGATGAACGGTCGAATCAACGAAGATATTATGCTGTTAAAGATTGCATAATATTTCAGTGAGAGTTTGATAAATACTGATATGAATAATACCAATATCGATCAAACTCTTACTGAATTCAACGATGCTTTTAAAGCACTGTTGGAACAGGCACATCGACCTGTTGCTCAGGAAATTACACAATTTGTAGAATTTCGTGCCAAAGACGGTAGCACAAATAACGGCAAGGGCATCCTTTGGTTCGGTGAAGGTAATGTAAAACAATTTGTGTACAATGAAAAGCCGGATAGATTTTTCTCATCTGAGCACATTGAACTATTCAAAGATCGCACATTGATCATTGGCGGAGTGCCTATTCTTTCTTCTACGGAACTAGGCACATCTGTAACAAAGAGCAATCTACGTGAACTAGGAAGACTTCGAGGATTGATCGTAGACGGATCAATAGTAATCGATCAATACATCTATTACAATAAAGAAAATAATAGACTGGGACTAGGTACGGACACTCCAAATGCAGGATTATCTGTAGCAGAAGACGGCATTGAGGTTATGCTTGGAACTAAAGATCAAACACGAGGAATGGTAGGAACACATGCCAGTACTCCTTTTGACATTATCACCGATAATACAACTAGAATAAGCGTATCACCTAATGGAAATATACAACTAGGCAACACTGAACAACCCCCTATTCAAGTGTCAATTCATGGAAAATTAAGTATTGGAGTCAAGAATCCCGATCCAGCGGTCGATTTACACGTAAACGGATCAGTAAGATTTAACGGACATATGCAGTCATATGCAAGCACACCCCCGGACTATGGTGCATACACTCGAGGTGACATAGTTTGGAATTCAGAACCAGAAATTAAAAAGTATATAGGTTGGGTCTGTGCAAAATCCGGTGTGCCAGGAACTTGGTTACCATTCGGAGAAATCAAAGAAAGAGATAGATGATACCTAATTCTGTACTGGTAATGGGCAATGGCGAAAGTCGTGGTTCTATTAATATACAAAATTTATTAGGTAATATATTATTGGTAGGCTGTAACGCCATACATCGAGACGCTGTGGTCAATCACCTTATTTGCTGTGATGAACGTATGGTAAGAGAAGCAGTAGAAAATCCAAACACAGCTTCAACATTTATATATGTTCGAGAACACGCATATCAATGGTTTCGCAAGGTGCAAAAGCACAAAAATATAATTCTATTACCTGATATTCCCAATCAAGAACACAATAGAATTGATCAACCAAGAAATTGGGGTAGTGGAACTTATGCATTACTGGTTGCTTCTCAGTTGCCAGACATTAAAAAAGTTTATCTATTGGGTTTTGATTTATACGGTAACGATACGTTAGTAAACAATCTTTATAAAAACACAAAAAATTATTCTTCCGGAGGATCACACTCAGTTGATCCTAGCTATTGGATTTGGCAAGCAGCCAAAGTATTCAAATTGTTTCCTACTATAGAATATAATATTGTGAATCATGACAAATGGCTGATGCCACCAGAATGGAAAAAATCTAATGTTGGGTTTCTTAGCATAGATAATTTTAAGAATCAGTTGCAAAACAGTTAAATAGACTGTATACTAAAACTTAGCGGACTTTCTACGTCATTCATCCCGCTTTATAAACTCTGCATGTCGTCAAACTTGCTACCTTACAAAGGAGACTAGAGATGGCAAATCTACAACCCGTACTTTATAAGTACACTTCGACAAAAGAATATCACGATGCATTTCCCTGTGCTTACAGGCAATGGAGAAGTGATAGTCACTGTAATCTAATTCACGGCTATTCATTTAGCATGAAATTTTACTTTGGCACCAACGACCTAGACGTCCGCAATTGGGCGGCTGACTATGGTGGTTTGAAAGAACTTAAAAAGACACTGGAAGATCAATTTGATCATACACTAATTGTTGCACAAGACGATCCATGTCTTGCTACATTTAAAATGTTGCAAGAAAAGAATATGGCTAAGATTGTTATCCTGCCGGCACTAGGCTGTGAAGCACTAAGCGACATGCTTTACAAATACGTGAATGGTGTTTACATTCCAGAAATGTGGGGTCCTGGTGAAGCAGCTAGGCTTTGGTGTTATCGTGTAGAAGTACGTGAGACACAGAGCAATATGGCTTTCCGTGAAGGTCATCGAGAATGGAATGAGGATCTGTTTGCGTGAACTCGCTTGAACGTATATGGGCCCGGGCGACCGGGCACCTAATGGGTCAAACAGATGAGGATAGACCAGATGTGCCCATCCTTTCTCTACGCGAAGCTCGAATTGCTCTATTCTTTAAAACATTCTGGGTAATTATTCATGTTATAACCTGTCTGTTTATTATTGCCAACACCATTAGACATTGGTAAATAATTATATGCGTACATTTAACATTCATAATATAAAATTAGGAAACAACGAGCCGTTGGTATTGATTGCCGGGCCTTGTCAAATTGAAAGTCTAGACCATACACTCGAAACTGCACATAGCATAAAAGAAACCTGCGATAGTTTAGGAATTAAATTTATCTATAAAAGCAGCTTTGACAAAGCCAATCGATCTAGCATATCAACTCAACGAGGTATTGGAATTGACGAAGGTTTAAAAATTCTCAATACCGTTAAACATCAGTTAGGAGTGCCAGTTTTAACTGACATTCACGAAAGCTATCAGGCAGAACTGTGTGCTACAGCTGGCATTGATGTACTACAGATCCCAGCATTTCTCTGTAGACAGACTGACCTATTGTTGGCAGCAGGTGCTACAGGCTGTGCCATCAATGTCAAGAAGGGGCAGTTCCTTGCACCTCACGATATGAAGAACGTTGCGACAAAGATTGCTTCAACTGGCAATGACCGCATCATGTTATGCGAAAGAGGATACACTCATGGATATAATAATCTTGTTGTTGATATGCGTAGTCTACCCATTATGGCAAGCACCGGGTATCCAGTGGTCTTTGATGCCACACATAGTGTTCAGCAACCAGGGGGATTGGGCTCAGTCTCCGGAGGGGATCGTACTATGGTCCCGTACCTCGCGAGGGCAGCAGTGGCCACCGGATGCGTAAGTGCAGTGTTTATGGAATGTCATGAAGATCCAGACAATGCCCCTAGCGATGGTCCCAATATGATAATGTTGTCTAATCTTAAAAACGTGTTAGAAAGTCTTATAAAAATAGATGGAATTGTTAAATCCTCCTCAAACTAAACAAGAACGAAAGCGACTCAAGGCTATTAGAAGATTTGAAAAAGAGTCTCAACATCTGCAAAAAGAAATTGGTGTCGGTGATGCTAATCCTGAAAAAGTAACTGTTCTGTGTGTAAAATTTGGTACTAAGTACGGGCGTGAATATATCGAACGACTTCGGAACATGGTATCCCGCCATCTTACGGTACCTTATGAATTTGTCTGCATCACTGATGATCAACACTCCATACCTGGTGTTCGAAGTATTGTGCAACCTATGAAAAATTATAAAAAAATATGGTGGCACAAGGTACATATGTTTGATCCTGGGCTGCCAATACAAGGAAGAATATTATATTTTGATCTTGACGTGATAATACACGCCAATATTGATAGTCTTGCAATCGGTCACGGACATAGTTTCTTGGGTATCAAAGATTTTAATAGAAAATTTCATGCTTCGTGGACCTATCTCAATAGTTCAGTTATGAGTTGGATACACGGATCACAAACTCATATCTATCAAGAATTTAATAATAACCCAAACGAAGCACAAAAACTGCAAGGTGATCAAGATTGGATATGGAAAACCAGCAAGGATCGTATAAAGTTTTGGCCCATAGAATGGATTCAAAGTTACAAATGGGAAATTCGCAGTCGCGAAGAACTGGTGTTGAAGGACGGTAAACGAAACTTCAAGTCAGTGATCAATCCAAAAATTCCAATCAATTGCAGTGTTTGTGTATTTCACGGAGATCCAAATCCTCACGATGTTTTAGATCCGTATGTAGTTGACAACTGGCGGTGATTGTGCTATAATAATAGCATGACTACTATTACCCCCGAAGCATTACGCACTCTGCTTCTTGAAAACGAGTGTGTTGTTGAATTTACCAAAGTCAACGGCGAGACTCGAGCTATGCCCTGTACACTCAAGGCAGAGCTCATTCCTGCTCCTACTCCCCATATTAGTAACACAGACAATCCCGTTGACTTTCCCAAAGTTAAAAAAGAAAATCCTAATGTTATGAGTGTTTGGTGTTTAGATAAAAAGGAATGGCGATCCTTCCGTATCGCCAATGTGATCTCAGCGAAAGTAAAAGATGAAACTAACACAGTACAGTCGTAATCGTATCCTAGAAACTTTTAACCGCTGGAATGTACCTAAAGAGTTTGCCGAGCCAATGTACAATTATCTTGTTCATGGGTTTAGTCCGGGCGGATGTTTTACCGCGGTGCTAGCCAATGACTTTCACCGTGCTATACGTAGCAGTCATCCTGGCAACACTGTCGAAGCATTTAAGGCTCTGTCTGGTTGGATAGATGAATGCATACCTCCCGAAACAAAAGGTAACTATAATAATGTTGAAGTTTGGTGCAGTCTACCTGCAGATGTTCGTAGATCAATATTAGAAGACTGCGAAATAATCTATACTGAGCAACAAGAAATTATGATGGCTCTGCAAAGTAAACCCACAGTTGAACCTGTCTTTTTTTAATGAAAGAAACTATGATTAAACGCATAGGCTTTGCCTGCAAATGGATCAATGATCCTGAAGAAGTCAACGGCATGAAGATCAATGCCAAAGACCGTGACTTAAATACTGGTGCTACTACAGTTAGGTGGTTGCGTGAACATCCCCAAGAAGCAGAACAGCGACTTTGGGACTTGATGAAACGAAATATTGATGCCTGCACCAAGTTGGTGGCCAGGGTAGGAACACTAGATGAAGATCTTAGAATGGTACGACTCAGCAGCGATATACTGCCTGTATACACTGAGCCTAGTTGGAAGTGGTTTTGGCGGCAGCCCGATGTTAGAGCCTATGCAGAAACAGCATTTAGAACAGTGGGAGATTTGGCTCGCCAGAACGGTGTTCGCCTGTCTTTCCACCCTGGTCAGTTTTGCGTGTTGGCATCTATCAACCCTGGTATTGTAGAACGAAGTATCGAAGAGTTTGAGTATCATGTGGACATGGCTCGCTGGATGGGCTATGGCAAGACGTTTCAAGACTTTAAGATCAATGTGCATATCTCGGGTAAGCAAGGTCCACAAGGTGTTCGTGATGCTCTAAGCAAAATGACACCCGAAGCCCGTAACTGTCTTACCATTGAGAATGACGAAATGACCTGGGGCATTGACTCTAGCATTGAGTTGGTCAAGGACTGTGCCCTGGTCATGGACATACATCATCATTGGATTAACTCTGGAGAATATATTGAAGCAACTGACGACCGTGTTAAGCGGATTATTGATAGCTGGCGTGGCGTTCGCCCTGTTTTACATTATAGTGTTTCACGGGAAGACTGTCTTATTGACCATCCCGGACATATCCGTCCCAATCTTTCGACCCTCTTAGAGCAGGGCTACAAAAAACAAAAGCTCAGAGCACATTCAGAATTTTACTGGAATACAGCAGTAAATGAATGGGCACTGAGCTTTCGAGACTCGTTTGACATCATGTGCGAAAGCAAGGCTAAGAATCTATCCAGCTTTGCACTCTATGAACAAAGTCTTAAGCAGCCGGCTTTACTTTTGGCTTAAGTGGTGCTTTTGGCTTAGGTGGTGCTTTTGACGTTGCAGTCTTTGGAGCAACAGGCTTTTTGGCAACCTGTGGCTTTTTAGGTGCAGGCTTTTTAGCAGGTGCTTGTTCAACCACAGCCGCTGGAACAACTGCTTCTGCCTCAACAACCACTGCTTCAACTACAGGCGCAGGTGCTGCCTCAACAACCACTGCCTCAACTACAGGCGCAGGTGCTGCCTCAGCTTTATATGGGGCTTCCGCAGTTTGTTCTGCTGGCTTGGCGCCAAATAGTTTCTTTAATAAATCGATCATACTAAATCTCCTTAGGAATTTATTTAGCGGTAAATACATATATGGAATTTAAATTCATTCAAAAGTTTATAATCGAAGGCAAAAAAGACAAACTCATACAGTTGACACTGCCCTACGACCCCGATGAGTTGGCGCCAATAAAATCCAAAGAAACTATAGATTATCACTACGGTACACTATATAAAGCCTATGTTGATCGATACAACAAGGGCGAGGGTGATGACGATTTCAACGAAGCTGGTGCGTTTTTACACAATATCTATTTTGGTCAATTACAAAAACCAGAAGGTGCCAATAGACCCTATGATGCTATTTTACAGTTTATAGAAAAACATTTTGATACATTTGATCGTTTCAAAGAAGAATTTGAAAAAACTGCTATGACAATACAAGGCAGCGGGTGGGCATACCTAGCTCGAGATGGCAAGATCAAAACCATTGCGAATCACGAAATTAGAAATGATATTGTGCTGTTAGTAGATTGGTGGGAACACGCTTGGGCTTTAGACTATCAGGCTGATAAAAAAAGCTATTTGAAAAACATATGGAAGCTAATAAACTGGA